GCGGCGACGTGGTGAGCAACATCGGCGCCGAGGCGGTCGACCAGTTGGCCAAGCTGGCCACCAACCTTGGCGTTCCACACCGGCCAGGCGCTGTAGCGTTTGCGATAGGCCATGGCGTAATTCGCCCAGACCTTGAAGGTTTTGCAGGATTGGTCTTTGGGGCCCGGCATGTCAGCGGGAATCTCAACCCGTGGTGCGTCGGTTCGATCAACCACTAGCACCAGATTGCGGGACTGAGCCGGCACGACCTCTGCGGAAGCCGGGGGTGCAATTGGTTCAATGACCGGTTCATTGACTGGTTCAGAAGAGTGACTGGTTCTGGGTGCAGCTCCTGCACTACCCCCTAGTGCAGGAGATTCACTAGGGGGTGAATCAGCTGCACTACCCTGGTGAATCTGCTGCACTACCCCTGGTGCAGGAGGTGCACCACCATCAAGGGTCAGGAAGTAAACATTCGAAGAATTGCCCTTCGGCCCACCCTTCCTGATTTCCTTGCGCAGCAGCCCTGACTCACACAGCGCGGTGATGTGATTCATAACGGAACGCTTACTGATCTCGCACTGATCAGCGATGTGTTGGTAGGACGGCCAGCACTCCCCCATATCGCTGGCATTGTCCGCCAGCTTGATGAGCACAAGTTTGCGAAGTGGATTTCCGACGCGAAGCTTCATCGCGGCGACCATAAGGCCCATGCTCATGCTTCACCTCTAGCAAGGAGCAAGGCTTGTTGGAAGTTCACACCCAACGTGAATGCCTTCACCTGATTGATCGTTTCGGAGAACTGCATGTCAGGTGTTCCTGACGTGAACGGAAAAGACAAAAGCTCGCGACACGTTTTTCGAATTCTGAAAACGTGTCGCGACATTGTTGGGGGTATTGCTCGAATTGGCTTGGCTCTGCATAATCGGGCCTCTCTAGTTTTACGAATCAGCCGACCTCGACCGTCGGCTTTTTTGTGTCTGAACTTCAGGCCGCCTTCACGGATTGCTTGAACACTTCCAGGCTGACGATCACCTCCTCAGCCTCCTTAAGCAGGCTTGTTTTCTCTACCGAGCAGACTCGCCCGTCAGCCTGTGCGTCGAACGCAAGCCGGGTAACGTCGGCAAGATCGGCGTGCAGCCGCAGAAGTGCGGCATTGAGATTGATGCCTTCCGGCTTTTCCTTCGGAACCAAGTCAAACCCGAACGCCTCCGCCCACGCTTTCAGTGGACGGAAGTCCTGGGTGAACTTCATGATCCGGTGCAGCTCCTCCACGTTCATGCGGTGGGTGTCGTAGTCCGGGTTCGCCTTCTGGGAAAGAAGCGTCCGTGACTTGAAGTCCGCGCCTTCGGCGATTTTCTTAGTGCCATGATCATCAACCACGTCATAGATCGCCTTCATCAATTCCTGCATGTAATACCTCGAGTTTCTTTACGTGGCGCTCTGCCGATGCAGAGGCGATCATTTGCTCAATGAAACGGCGGACAAAGAGGTCGATTAGCTAGCGAGGCGCTGACTCTGCGAAGGAAATGCCCTCACTTCCTCTGCTGTACAAATCCCATTTGGGTGAGGCGTGACATAGATGTCGCGGCCAATACGGATGGCTTTACTAATGGCGCCCTGCGTCATCCCCAACAGAGCGGCAGCCTCGCTCTGCCCCAGCCAGCGGGCAAAATCAGTGATGTGAATTCGGTTCATGGAAGTGATCTCCGTGGTTCTCCCACACAAATATTACCTATGGCATTTTTAAATGTAAATGCCATTGGCATTTGGTGAGTATTACCGCAAGGAATAAGATTCTGGGATGACCAAGAAAGCACTCGATCCGACCCGCAAAGCGGAATGCGAAAAACTCAAAGCGCTATTCAACTCAAAGAAGCGCGCGCTGGGATTGACGCAGGAAAAGCTGGCCCACGCCCTGGAGATGAACCAGAGCTCAGTCAGTCATTATATGAACGGTGTGAATCCACTGAATGCGCCTGTGGCGGCCGCGTTTGCCAAAATTTTGGGAATTGATGTTGCTGACTTCAGTCCTCGGCTTGCCAAGGAAATAGCCGACATGGCGAGCGGCGTTAGCATTTCTACGCCCTATACATTCGATGCGAACGTAGAACTGGCTACTGGACCAGCGCGTTATTACGAATATCCGGAGATTAGTTGGGTGCAGGCTGGAGTTGCATGCGAGGCAATGGATCTGTTCAGTATTGGCGACTTCGAGGCGACTCATCCGTCAGACGCTTGGGCTGGACCGAATGGTTTTTGGCTCAAGGTGCGCGGCCCGTCGATGACATCTACGAACGGTATGAGCTTCAGTGAGGGGATGATTATCCTTGTTGCACCAGGTAGCGACGTCGAAAGTGGGCAGTACGTGGTAGCAAAGCTCATCGACACTAATGAGGCTACGTTCAAGCAGTTGGTTAGAGATTCCGGCAAAGCGTACTTGAAGCCATTGAACCCGGCTTTTCCTACAGTAGAAGTGGATAATACCTGGACAGTGGTGGGTCGAGTTGTTGACGCAAAATGGCCTAGATCAGTGCTGTAGCAGCACCAAAAATCGGATCGCGATTAAACAAAAAGGACTTTTCATGAAAACTATCGGGGCGTTCCTGTTTGCTGCTTTTGTGGCAGGAGGTGGTTGGTTCGGTTGGACTCAGTATAAGAGCAGCGAGGAGAGAGCACTCGCCACTGACACAGTCCAAGTCTCTGTCACTCAAACACAGCGCCAGCTAAAAGCCCGTAAAGAGAAAGGAATCACATTTGGGGAATACCTCAAGAGTAGTGCAGCGGCGATAGAGCAATTGGATGCGAGCATTTCAAAACTTGAAGCGCACTCCTGGCAGTACCACCCTTCTGATCGAGATGTTGCAGTTAATTTCTTGGAGCAATGCAAAGTCATGGTCCGGTCCGACCAGGCTGAGACTCGCCTGCTGATGGAAGAGAGCAACGCAAGGAAGCAGTTAGATCAGGCTCGGAAAGAGCTCGACGAGGCCGATACCCCCGAGGCGATCGACTGGAGACTGAAACGATACAGTCGTGCCTCTGATGAGCTAGTTGCGGTGATGCAAAAGCAAATTGAAGTCATCAAAGAAAGCACAGGCAAAATTGAGCAACTCATTGCGGCTGATGACTCTGTGAAGATGGCATTCGGAAAAGATCAAGGATTTGCAGACACCACGATCGAGTCGATGAAAAAATACATTACGTCAGAGCGGCCCAAGAAGGCTGACAATGGTTAGATCAAACATCGCAGCAAAGCCCGCCAACGAGCGGGTTTTTTTATGCAAACAGAACATTTTATTGCCATTGGTATTGTCGCGTAATAATGCCATCGGTATTGTTTGCCCATCGCAGCGAGCCATAGCCACTGCGAAGGGCCTCAAGAGACCCGCCGCTCTTTAACAACCTGCGCCATAAACGATTACCCGGCTCACGCCGGGAGGTCAGCCCCGGCCACACCTGTGGGGCGAGATGAAGTCAGGTGAACAAAATCGCGCTGCCACTACTGGCGACCGGCGATCCGATAGCCCCGAAAGGCTACCAACGCGCAGAACTGCGACGGCGGACGAGGTGTTGACCGAACTGGCGAATGACCTGGTAGGAGGCGCGAGCAATTCTGAAAGAGTTACTGATGCCGCTTTTTTTAAGCGGCATCAATCCATAGCGCAGAGCTCTTCTTGCCCTAAATCTCAGATGAAGGGGACAGTCAGGGAGCGCTCTGCAGTATGGATTAAGCAATCGCCGAAGTAGAAAAAATGAATTAGCAACTTGCCCGCTCGGTCAAGAATTATGAACGTAGTAAATCTGACGAGGTGACAGCAATGACGATCCAAGCAGAGACACTCGTACAACTGACCGAAGCGCTGCAAGAGCGAGGCATGAATCTTGTTTCAGATGTCCACTTTACCCGCGCGCCATACCGGCATAACCACCGCTGGATTTGCACCGTAGAGTGACCATGCTCGCTGCCGGCGGCTCGGAATAAGACTCCACCGCCGGCCCCACTGCCCCGCTAGACCGTTTTTCTCCCCATCCCCTTCCGACACCACCCGAATGCACTCCCCTCCGCGCCCAACGGCAACCAGCGGAGCGGATGAGTGCATCCGAGTTTTGTTGGATCAACACCCGCCACCACGGAGACGATCATGTCATCTCTACGCAAGCTCATCCTGGAAGACGACTTTCTCGATACGAAGGCTGGCCAGGATTGGCTGACCGAGTCGGTCGACGATCTGCTGTGCCGGCGCCATATCGAAGCGCCGAATCCGGTGGGCCGAAGCAAGGTCCTGGTCAATGCTGATCACTTGCCGGAAGCGCTGGCGGATCACATGGCCACGAACCCAGATCCAGACCGGTACATCGAGAAGATCCTGATTGAGCTGGTCCGGCGCGGCGACGGCGGGATCTTGCACGCCTGGGCCGTCGAAGCCGTCGGCGGTGATCCACAGGTCGTTCGGACGCTCGCCGGTGAATTGGTCGCGGTGCACGCCAACGAGTACCGCGATGCAAAGCGCGAAAGTGATCGCGTCGAGCAGGAGTGTGGGTTTTGAGCCCGCACATCCTGATCGACCAAGCCCTAGAAGGTGTGTCGGCGCCCGCCGGCGAAGAAGACATCAGCCTGCTGGTACAGGGGCTGATCACCCGTCTCTTCACAGACGGCGCAATCACCACCGACGAGTTCAACCACTATTGCAAACGCCTGCGTGACACCTGTCAGCGGCGCAAGGAGGACGCATGAGTACCGCACCGGTTAAATCGCTCATCGACGAGCAGCTCGAGGAAATCGAAAACAAGATCGCCCTGCTCGGCTTCGGCCTTCCGTTCAACGAGGTCATCGGCCGCAAGCGCGAGGATCTGGTTGCCAATCTTCCGCAGCGCCTGGCGCCCTCCATGAAGGGCAAACGGATTGCAGTGCGAGTTCGGCCGTGACCGGTCGCCAGATTGCCCGCCGCGTGCTGATCCGGCGCGGCTCTTTCTCCGCCATCGGCGTCTTCATTTTCTTGATGCTTCTCAGCGCCCTCGCCGACCGCATCACTCAATAAACCAAGCATTCAATCGCTGCGCTGGGCGCGGCAAGGATTCCCCATGTCCGCAAATACCGAATTGGCCGCAGTGCCTCCGGCCGAAACCGCCCTCGCCGTCTACAGCAAGCCGAACGGGCTAGACCCGTGGCTTGACCAGGTGCGCGCAAAGGTCGATGAGTTCAAGAAGGTCCTGCCCGATCTCAAGACTCGTAAAGGCCGCGAAGCTTACGCATCCATGGCGCACTCGATCGCCAAATCGAAAACGGCGCTTGAAGCAGTGGGCAAAGAGATTTCCGCCAAGCAAAAGGAAATCCCTAAGCTGATCGATGCCGAGCGGAAGCGCGTGTGGGACACGCTTGAAGCTTGGCAGAAGGAAGTGCGGAAGCCACTGGATGACTGGCAGGCAGCCGAAGATGCTCGGGTTGACAAGCACAACGACGCGATTCAGCAGATCAAGGACCTGGCCGTCTTCGAAGTGGCGCCGACGTCCGGCCACCTCGCCAACATCATCGCCGACCTCGAACTGCTCGAAATCGGCGATAGCTGGGAAGAGTTCTTGGCCGAAGCCGCCCAGGTTAAAGACCAGACGCTGATCAAGCTGCGCACCCTGCACGCCGAACGAGCGCGGTACGAAGCCGAACAGGCCGAACTGATCAGGTTGCGCGCAGAAGCTGAAGCGCAGGCCCAGCGTGATCGTGATGCGCAAATCGCCCGGGAAGCGGAGGAGCGTGCCCGCCGCGAAGCCGAACAGCGCGCACAGGCCGAACGAGACGCTGCTGCCCGCCGTGAGCAGGAGTTGCTTGATCAGGCTGCCGCCGCAGAGCGTGCTGCCGAGCAAGCTGCCCGCGATGCAGAGGCGCAGGCCGAACGTCAGCGCCTCCAGTTTGAGCAGCAGGCCGAACAGGCTCGACTGGCAGCAGAGCAGGCGGAATCGAATCGTATCGCCGCCGAGCAACGCGCTGAGCAGGAGCGCCAATCCGCAGTGAAGCGTGCCGAGCAAGCAGCAGAGCAAGCCCGGATCGAAGAGCGCCGCCGCGCTGATGCTGCCGCAGCTGAAATCGTTCGCCAGCAAGAAGCCAGGGAGCGCGACGAATCGCACCGTCGAGCAATCAATCGTGCCGCCTTGGAAGCGTTCATCGCCGGCGGCATGCCTGAGGAGTGCGCAAATCAGGCAATCACCCTGATCGCCCAGCGCAAGATTCCCGCCATTTCAATCAGCTACTGAGGTCGCTATGAGCAATCTTGCACCGACAGATAAGGTCGAGCGCGTCCCGGGCGTCCAAACCGAATCGGCAACAATCATGTCGATAATCCAGCAGGTGGCGATGTCTCCGGATGCTGACATCGACAAGATGGAACGGCTGATGGCGATGCATGAACGCTTCCAGGCGCAGCAGGCCAAGCAGCAGTACGACGAAGCGCTGGCCCGCATGCAGGAAGAGCTTCCGGTCATCGGCGAGCGCGGCGGCATCAAGGACAAAAACGGCCGTATCCAGAGCACCTACGCGCTCTGGGAAGACATCAACGAGGTGATCAAGCCGGTGCTGGCCCGACACGGCTTCGCGATCACCTTCCGCACGCCGCGGAATGAACGCGGGATCGAAGTGGAAGGCGTTTTGAGCCATCGCGGTGGGCACCGGGAAACCACTTCCTTGCTGCTGCCAGCCGACACCAGCGGCAGCAAGAACGGCGTCCAGGCGGTGGCTTCCAGCGTGAGCTACGGCAAGCGCTACACCGCCGGCGCCCTGCTCAACTTCACCACCACCGGCGAGGATGACGACGGCAATGGCGGCGGTTCAGCGGTTACCCCGCGCGTCACGTCCGCCCAGGCTGCCCAACTGGCCATGCTGCTGGACAAGTGCAGCGAGAAAGCCAAGAAAACGTTCGCGGGCATCCACGGCACGCCGTCGGCAGTCGAGAAATGCATGTTCGACCAGGTGCTGGCCATGCTCACCAAGTCGGCAAACCAAAACGCGAAGAATCCTGAAGGGGAAGGCAATGAAGATCATCAGTGACGTTGAGCAAGGCACCCAAGCGTGGCTGGACCTGCGCCTGGGCATCATCACCTGCAGCGAACTGGACAGCCTGCTGGTGAACGGCAAGGGCGAAGCGGGATTCGGAGCAGGGGCCTTCACCTACATGAACACCCTCATCGGTGAGCGCATTACCGGCGAAGCGGCTGATCCTTTCCAGGGTAACCGTCACACCGAGCGCGGCCATGAGTACGAGGGCATTGCCCGCGGCCTGTACGAAAGCCGCGAGGATGTGAAAGCCCACCAGGTGGGCATCATTCTGAACCACGGCATCGGCTACTCGCCCGACTCGCTCATCGGCGACAGGGGTCTCACTGAGATCAAGACCAAGCTGCCGAAGCTGCAGGTCGAGGTAATCCTCTCCGGTGAGATCCCGAAAGAGCACATCGCCCAATGCCAGGGCGGCTTGTGGGTCTCAGAACGCGAGTGGATCGACTTCGTCTGCTACTGGCCGGGAATGCCGCTGTTCATCAAGCGCGCCTACCGCGACGAAGCAATGATCCGCAAGCTCTCGGAGCGGGTGAAAACTTTCTACGAGATCCTCGAGGATCGGATGAACCAGGTATTGGGGATCGCAGCATGATCAGCAACCACCTCAACCTGGTGGAGCAGCGGCGCGGTGCTGCTGCCGCCCTTTCCGACCAGATCGCACAGTACTTGGCCTCCGGCGGAAAGATCCATCAGCCAGAACCGGGGCCGATCAAGTTCACCGGCACCTCCGATCGGAAGCATCCGCCAAGCTTCCAGCGTCCGAAGGTGAGGAATTAAACCACTGAGCGGGTCGCGCGAATCCGTGAAATGGCCAAGACGCTTAACCGGGGCGTGATTTGCGAGAAAGAAGGCATCGCGCTGGCCTGGAACGACATTACGGAAATCAACGAGGCGGTGCATGACTTAATCCTGAATGCGCATGCTCTCGGACCAACTCTTCCATTTAAGGCGATTGGCAGTCCGCGCAATAAAACTCAGATACGTGAGAGCGTGGCGCGGATGTGCTGAGTGAATGTTTGGCCGAGCTGAAGCGCGATTCGGGCGATGAGATGGTCTTACCGAATCACCTACCACGAAAGTAGTTACAAACAGATTCAGATACGAAAAATTGGTGCTTAAGATTCGCTGAAGGAGCATAAATTTTCAATTTTCTACGACTACTTCTAGTAATAAATGCCATACTTAAAAACATAACCAACTCACATGGCTCCATAGCATCGGTAAATATAGAAAAATAATACTTTTTTCTTTTTGTCGACAAATTAGAACCATGCAAAAAGCCAAACACCTTGAAAGCCTTTAAAATCACCTTCTTATCTTTATCATTGTCAAGATGCTTCCTTACCTCCGCTTCAATCTCTTTTAGCCTGACTTTAATTGGAAATGCATCAATTTCCTCTTTACGTGATTTTAGCTCAAGAACTTTACTTATTCCCTTCATGTACTTTTCGCCATCATTAGTTTGCCGCCAATGCCTCTCAGCAGCAGTCTCGTACCGTTCAAGCAGCTGGTAGAAACTAGACTCAAATCGCTCCTGCTCAAAAAGTTTTTGCTGTTCCAGCATAATCGCGGAAGTCTTCCTGGTTTCAATCGTCTGTATCAGAGTTGTCCTTAAAAGCACTATCAAAGCAATGAAACTTAGAACAGGAT